GCCCTCCGCCGCCACCAGCGCCGCGAACGTCGGCCGCAGCACCAGCGTCTCCCCCGCCACCCGCAGCGAAGCCTCGCCACGCACCGTATTTGCAATTGTCATGAATGATCTCCCTTTTCCTTCTCCCCTTGCGGGAGAAGGTGGCGCGAAGCGCCGGATGAGGGGTGCGAGCCGCTGGCTCGCGCGGAGCTTCGCTCCGCACCCCTCTCCCTTGCGCTCCGCTACGCTGCGCTCCTTCCCTCTCCCAAAAGGGGAGAGGGAATCAGGCGGCCACCACCGCGCCGGAACTCTCCAGCGACAGCGTGTAGGATCGCTCCCCGTTGAAATCCCCGGCATAATCCAGCCGCGTCACCAGGAACCGCCCGGTCATCGTCTCGCCACCCTCGAACGTCAGCCGGTAATCGTCCAGCACGCCCGACAGCGCATTTCCCTCCACCCGCGCCTCCGCGGCAGAGCCGGTGAAGACGCCCGCCCCCGACACGCTCACCGATCGCACCCCCGCCCCCGACAGCAACTGCCGCCAGCCGCCGGAATCCTTGCTCGTCACCACCACGCCCTCGCCGTTCACCGACAATTGCGTCGTCCGCATCCCCGCCACCGTCGCGAAACTCGGCGTCACCGCCCCGTCCCCCACCTTCAGCAGGAACGCACTCCCCTTCTCCACCGCCATGATCTTTCTCCTTTTTGATCCTCCCCGCACGCGGGGAGGGGGACCGCCGCAAAGCGGTGGTGGAGGGGGGCTTGCCACGGGTGAATCGCTCGCGGCCCGCCCCCTCCACCAGCCTTCGGCTGGTCCCCCTCCCCGTGCCGGGGAGGAATCCAGTTATTCCTCGCGCCACATCCGCACCGCGAACTCGCTCGTCCCCACCCACCGCTCGCCGCTGCGCACCAGCCGCGATCGCACGCACCGCATCTGCACCACCCGCCACCCGTCGCCGATCGCCGGACCCAGCGCCATCACCGCCGCCTCCCCCTCCTCAATCGTCGCGCGCAGCCGCACCGGCCGCTCGCCCGCGTCGGCGAAGCGCACCGTCACCCGCCCCTCGTGCCCCGCCCAGGTCTTGGTGCTCCAGTCGCCAAGCACCGCCTCCTCCACCACCGCATGCGGCAGCGCACCGCGCACCGGCGGCGCGTCGAAGGCGGTGACGCCCGCCCCCTCCAGCGCCGCGACGATCGCCGCCGACAGCATCGCGCGCGCGCTCATGCCGCCAGCACCCGACGCGCACTGCCCAGCCGCATCCGCCGCCACGGCCGCCAAAGCGCCGCGATCGCGGACGGCGGCGCCGCATCGCCCTCGCGGTGTTCGAACAGATGCGCCGCCAGCAGCGCGACCCCCTGCGCCAGCGCGGCGGGCAAGGCCTCCCACGTCGTCGCCAGCCCCGCGGAATAAGCCACGCTCGCCACCCCGCCCCCGGTTGCCCGGACCCAGCCGACGCCGTGCGCGTCGATATCCACCGCGAACCCGTCCCCCACCAGCGCGGTCACCGGCTCCGCCACCAGCCGGTGCCACGCCCCGTCCGCCGGAACCCGGTCGACGAACCCCCGCACGATCAGCCGCTGCCCGACGAACGCCTCGGCCAGCAACAGCGCGGTGCCCCCGAGCCGCCCGAGCAGCGCATCCTCCTGCCCGCCCTCCAGCCGCAACAACGCCCGCCCCGCCGCCACCGCACCCGCGATAGCAGCCGACGGAATATCCGCTTCAGCCATGTCCATTTCCTTCTAAAGTCCTCCCCAAGCTCCGCTTGGGGAGGGGGAGCGTTCGCCAAAGGCGAATGGTGGAGGGGGTTCTCAGTCCTCCCCGAGCTCGCTCGGGGAGGGGGACCGTTCGCCCACTTGGGCGAATGGTGGAGGGGCAGCCGCTAGGCGAGACGCTCCCGGCTCCACAGCGCAGGCCGCCACGCCCGTCAGACGGGGACGCGCAAGCGCGTCCCCCCTGCCCGGCCGTGTCGCGGTCGCGATCGGCTCACGCCGATCGCTACGACACGGCGAACTTCATCACCTTGATGGCCTCCGAATTGCTCACGCACCCGCCCACCCGCTTGGTCGCGTAGAAATTCACGAACGGCTTGTTCGAATACGGATCGCGCAGGATCTGCGTCTCGCTGCGTTCCGTCACGATATAGCCCATCCGGAAATTGCCGAACGCAATGCTGAGCGCGTTCGCCGCGACGTCGGGCATGTCCTCGGCCTCGATCACCGGATAGCCCAGCAGCGTCGCGGGCTGCCCTGCCGACAACCCCGCCTGCCAGACGAACGCGCCGTCGCTCGTCTTGAACTTGCGGATGCGCGCCAGCGTGCTCGCGTTCATCACGAAGGTCGCCCCCTGGCGGTACGGCGCGCGCAAGGACTGGACCAGGTCGATCAGTCGCTCCTGCGGGTTGGCGCCGAAGTCGCCCGCCGCCCCGCTCGCCAGATGTTGCAGCGTCCCGAACGCGCGCGTCGCATCCCCCGCCGTCGCCGTCGCGCCGGTGAGAAACCCCTTGGGCCGGTTGACCCCCGAACCGCTGACGAACGCCGCCCCTTCGGCCTTGGCGAATTCGGTCGCGATCTCGCCGCTCAGCCACGCCTCGACATCGAACGCCGCATCGTCGAGCATCGCCTGGCTCGCTGCCGGGTTGGCATAGAGTTCGCCCATCGGCGGCACCAGTTCGGTGAACACCGGCGAAGCCGTCTCCGGCCGCGCCGCGGTCTCCGCCGCCCAGCCCGACGGCGTGCCCCCGGTCGTCATCAGCTTGCGATACCCCGCGGTCCCCACCTTGACGACGTTGGCGATCGAACGGATCGGCGAGATGCCTTTCAGCACCGCGTCGATCTGCGCGTCGATCTCGCGCGGCACCGCATAGCCGCCTGCATCCCCCGTCACGCCGGTGAACGCCTTCATCTCCAGCGTCGCACCCGACCGCACGAACCCCGCAAAGCCATTGGCCGGCGCACGCGCCCCCGCCAACACCGGCCGCGCCACCACTGCGTTATCCGTCGTTTCCATGCACTTGCTCCTCATGAGAAATGAAAAAGGGGAGCCGAAGCCCCCCTTTGCTAAAGTCCTCCCCGCCCCGCGGGGAGGGGGACCGCTCGGCACAGCCGAGTGGTGGAGGGGGTTCTCCACAGGCGAGCCGCCCGGCGGCCACCCCCCTCCACCAGCCTACGGCTGGTTCCCCTCCCCGTGCCGGGGAGGAATGGAGATGTGCTCCACCCGCGCCAAAGGCTGCATCGGCTGCGCCACCAGGCTCACCTCGACCAGCGCCACCCGTGACAGCGAACGATGCGCGCCCTGCCGCACCACCTGCGGCCGATACCCGACCGACAGTCCGGTCAGCGCGCCTGCGCGCACCAGCGCCGCGACGGCCACGTCAGAAACCTCGCCCGATACCGCCAATCCCCGCGCATCCTCCGCCACGACGATTCGCCCGACCGGTAGCCCACGATGCTGCACCAGCAGCGGCACCTCGCCCGCGCCTGCGAAGGCGCCGGCGCGGAACACGTCGCCCGCCCGGTCCACCGCATCGAACACCGCGGCATAGCCCCGGAACCGCACCACGCCGGTCACTGCACCAGCTCCGCGAACCCCAGCTTGACCGCCAGCATCGCCAGCACCGCGGCCGACACCCAGCCGAACACCGCCTTCCACGCGCTCGTCTTGGCATCGCGCCACGCGGCCAGCAGGTCGCGCAGTTCGCGCATGTCGCCCGCCGCTCGCTCGTCGGTCAGCCCGAGGCGCGCCAGCGCCCGCGTCGCGCCCAGTTCGCCCGCCTCCTCGGCGATTCCGCGCAGCGTCACCAGGCCCGCCCCCTCCTCCACCCCTTGCGCGATCAGCTGCGCCAGCACCGCCCCGCTCATGCTCCCTCTCCTGCTTCCAGCCCGACCATCTGGCGCTTCTCCTGCGCCGTCAGGAAATCCGCCGCCGTCACGGATCGCCACAATGTCGCGCGATCCTCGGCCAGCGCGGGAACGGCGTTCAGGTCGACGGCGAGCGTCGCCCCCTCGAACCACCCGTTCAGCCCCTGTGCCAGGCCGGTCAGTATCGTCCCCGCCAGGGGCAGGATCGCCTGCCGCCACAGCGCCCGGTTCGCTTCCTTGTAATTGGCATAGGTCGCATCGCCCGGCTGCCCGAGCAGCATCGGCGGCACCCCGAAGGCCAGCGCGATCTCGCGCGCCGCCGCCGCCCGCGTGCCCGCAAAGTCCATGTCCGCCGGGCTCAGCCCCAGCGCCTGCCACTTCAGCCCGCCCTCCAGCAGCATCGGCCGCCCGGCATTCGCGCCGCCCGAAAAGCTCGCGTCCATCTCGGCCCGCAGCCGCTGGAACTGGTCGGGCGCCAGCGTCGATCCGTCGCCGGGATCATAGACCAGCGCCCCCGACGGCCGCGCCGCATTGTCGAGCAGCGCCTTGTTCCATTCGCCGGCCGCGTTGTGGATCGCCACCGCGCCCGCCGCCGCACCCAGGCACCCCAGCCCATAATGGTCGTCGATCGGGTTGAAGAAGCGCAGGTGCACCACCTCGGGCCGCACCGCGTCGCCGGTCAGCCGCGTGGTGCGCTCGCCAACCTTGTAGCGATAGGCAGCGGGCCACCCGCCCGCGTCCAGTTCCACGCTCACCCGCTCGGGGCGCAGCGCGTACAGTTCGGCGACGTTTCCGCCGGTGTCGCGCAGCACCTGGATATAGGCATTGCCGTGGAGCAGCAGATGCGCCGCCGCCGCCTCGATCAGCACCTGTCCCCCCGACCGCCCCGTGGCCAGCGCGATCAGCTCGGCATGCGACGCGACCAGCGGCGCGCTCCCCAGCGCCTCCATCACCAGCCGCACCGCACGCTGCACGACGGGATTGCGCGCATAGCCCTCACGCACCTGCGCGTCGTAACTCGGCGGCCCGAACCCCTCCCTCAGCGCCGCCCCGACACCATAAGTCGCGACCCCACGCGACAAAACCGGACGCGATTCCTCGCGCCCGGATGTCCATCCGAACAATTTCATGATGTGCTCCCGTTGTTGCTAGGCGCGCGAGTCAGCGCGGGAAGAAGATGCCCTTCACGCAATCCATGTTGCGCACCGCGATCTGCACATGGCTGCGTTCGCGAAAACCGCCGCCGGGATAGAGTTGCCCACCTTCACCGAACATCCCGCGCACCGTGTCGAACGCAGGCACGACACGCTCGGGGAGGGGCACGGATTCGATCATGGCATGAAGGTGCTTGATGACCGCGCAATCCAGCAATCGCAGCACGCGGTCATCGTCCGGATCGGTGCCGACACCACGGTTGGTCGGCATCTGCAACCCGGTTTCGGCATGCTGCTTGACGAGTGAACGATACGCGCCGCGAACAAGCTCCAGATCGTGCCGGGACACCAGGTCGAGGCAATTTCCAAGGTCGATCGCAGCACCGATCACCGCCGCCTCCGCGTAATCGCCGCGGCGAACCTTCGCCTCCGCCCATTCTCGCGCGCGCTGCTCGTCCGACTCCCAAATGTAGAAGCCCGGCCCGAGCCAGTCATAGGCGCGGTCGCTTTGGATCAGATCTATCTTTCCGTTGACCGCCTGCTCGGCCACGCGTCTGTCACATCCATGATAGCCGAGGACGAAGGACGTCGCGAGCCGGCTCACCCGGCCTTGCGTTCCCAGCCCGGTCCGCCCAATTCGGCGCGCAGGTCACCATTTGCTTCGTACAGGCCTTCGGCGATCAACGCCGCTCGCGCCTGCTCCGGCGAGCGCGTATTGCGCTTCGTATACTCTTCGATCAGGTCGAGGATCGCGGCATTGCGCTGGGAATGGGTCATGGGTGGTCCGACCGCCTGGATGGAGCGATATTCCATAAACGCATAACCATGACCAAATGTCCAACCACTGAACGCCTCACACCACCGCCACCCTCGCCGTCCCCCGCTGGCCCAGCACCAGCTCGCTCACCGCCCACACCAGCGCATCCGCCCGGTCGGGCGAGCGGCCCGGCCCCTCATAGCCGCCCCCCGCGATCAGCCCGCACAATTCGTCCTCCAGGGCGCGGAAGCGTCCGCAATGCCGCACCCGGCGGCGTTCGTAGAGCGCGGCGACCGGCTCGGCCCGCGCGCTCTTGCCCTTGGTCGCATGCACCATCCGCACCGGCAGCGCGACGTCGGCGATGTGGAGGACGCGGCGGACCATTTCACCACCCTGGTTCGCCTCCGCGATCACCCGGTCGGCGCCATGCCGATCCGCGCAAGCCGCCACCGCGCGCGCCCATGCCTCGGGCGAAGCCCCGCTGACGCTGGCATCCTCCAGCACGTGCGCGATGCCGTCGCCGTCCAGCGCCACCGCCACGATCCCGCACGCATCGCCGCCGATCCCGGCCGGCGGGTCGACGCCGACGACGACGCGCACCGGCTCGCACGCGACATCGCTGCGGCACGCCTCGATCGTCGCGCGCGTCCACAGCGCACCGACGGCATCGTCGATCATTTCGCCCTCCAGCTCCTGCCGCCCCAGCCGCGTGTCGCCATATTGCGCGTCCATCTCCGCGACGAAGCTCGTGGGCAGGTGCACGTTGTCGCGCGTGGCACCGCGGATGTCGCGCACCCCGTCCATCTGCATCACCCGCCGCATCAGCGCATTCGGCCGGGGGGTCGTGGTCACCACCACCCGCGGCCTGTCGCCGCTGCGCAGGCCCAGCATCAGATTGTCCCACGCCGCCTCGCCGCCGTGCGATCCGCCCAGCCTGAACCCCTTGCTCCATTTCGCCAGCTCGTCGCACCAGGCGCCATGATGTTCCGGCCCGCGCAGGCTTTCCGGCGCGGTCGCGGCATAGACCTGCGCGGTGGCGCCGGAGGCAAAGCGCACCTCGCCGCGCATCCGCGACCAGCCGACCTGCTCGCCGGGGTGCGCCACCGCGATCAGCCCGCTCGTCCCCTCCACCATCACCTTGGCGACGTCGGGCATGGTATGGCCGACCAGCGCGATCCGCGCTGCGGGATGATCGCGCGCGAACTGGCTCACCCATTCCGCGCCCGCCCGCGTCTTGCCGAAGCCGCGGCCCGCGCGGATCAGCCATACCCGCCACTCGCCCTCCGGCTCATATTGCCCCGGATGCGCCCATATGCCCCAGCGTTCGCCGAACTCACGCGCCTGCGCCGGGGTCAGCGCGTTGAGCAGGCGGCGCCGGCCTCGCTCGTCCAGCGCCAGCACGCGCTCGACCAGCGCCTGGTCGGAGAGGAAGTCCCCGCTCACGCCGCATCCCGCGATTCACCGCCGCCCTCCCCCACACGTCCCGCATCGTTCGCACCGATTGCCCCATCCGGCTGCGCCTCGATCAGCAACGGCTTGGCCAAGGCCGGGCCGCGCCCGCGCCGCACCCGCCCCTCGATCGCGCGCAGCTTCTTCAGGATCGCCTCGGTCGTCTCCTGCGAGGTCGCCTTCGTCAGCTTGGGACCGCCCTTTAACGGCTTGCCCAGCATCGCACCCTGGTGCGTGCCGAGCAGTTTGAGTGCCAAGTCCACGTCGATCGTGCCGGTGGGCGTCACGTCCCCATTCGTGGTCTCGCGCGCGCCGCCGCCGTTCAGCGCGTGGCCGACCAGCTGCGTCTCCAGCATCTCATAGCCAGAGATCAGCGCCTCGCCCCACGCCGCCGCAAAGTCCGCGTCGCGTCGGCGCAGCGGATAGATCGCGGTGGCCGGCACCCCCACCACCGCCGCGGACGCACTCACGTTGCACGTCGCGGCCAGGTGATCCAGAAACGCCGCCTTGCGCTCCGGCGACCATTGAACCCGCGGCCCGTGCTCGCCCGCCTGATCCCCCGCCAGCTCGCCAAGCCCGGCGTCATCCACCCCGTCATCCATCGCTCATCCCCCGAAAGCCAAAGCCCGGCCCAAAAGCAAAAGGGCCGGACAGCACCCCCGTGCCCCGGCCCCGACTCGCAATTCTTCAGCGTTCCTGTTATGTACTCAAACAGCGTCGCGCTGTCAAGCCGAAAAGTGCCAATCCGGTTCGCGCCTGCCCGCATGCTTGCAGCGTCGGTTCTGCGGTCGGTCGCCCAGGAGCGACATCATGTCAGGCGACGGCCCGCCAGGCGCGTCAGCATGAACACCAGCATCGTCGTCGCCACGCCGTCCAGAACCGGAAGGCCGGTCAGCGTGACGAGGTGACGCGTCGTCGCGACGCCGACGATCGTCCCGACGGCCCAGCACAACCCCGCCAGGCCCGCCTCGCGACGGCCGGCCCGGCCGCGGACCGCGAAGTGAGACATGATGAGGATGGTGGCAAGCGGCGGCAGCGACACACCCAGCGCCAGAAGGAACGGAATGAATGCGGATTCGACGCCCAACACCACCAGAGCGACCCCTGCTGCCCAGACCGCAAACCCGATCAGCCGGAATTTGACCCTGGGAAGTTGATTGGCGAACGACAGGCTCGCAGAGTAGAGGCTCGCGGCAGAATCTATCCATGCCCCGAACAGCAGAACGATCAGCGCGGGCAGGCCAAATCCGAGCCTTATCATCGCGGTCACAAGGTCGCCCACGCCAAGGGCGGCACTGGCGAAGGATGCCAGCAGCATGATCGCCGGGAAAACCACGCCCAGAGCAAGTCCGGCGCCCAAGGCGGCATGCAGCGGCCTTCGCACGAAGCGGCCATAATCCGGCTGGATGACGATACCGACGACGTAGATTCCCACGATCGCGGACACCGCTTCGCTGAAATCCAGGTC